CCGATTCGATGCACTACGACATCCTCTCGGACGGCAGCATTCAGCATTGGCTGCCCGGAATGGAGACTGACTGAATGACGCAACCGACGCAACCGACGGAGCCGGCATTCCGCCCTTGCCGCATCCTTTATGAGAATCACCGCGGCGTCGTCCGCTGGCGGCGCGTCCAGCCGGTCGCCTTCCGCGACGGCGTGAGCGAGTGGCACAAGACGCCCGGTGCGCTCATGGACTGCATCGACCTGGAGACGGGCGAGCCGAGAGTCTTTGCCCTTTCTGGCGTGTTCGCCTGGCGCGACGGTGATGCGGCGATTCCCAGCCCGGTTCCGCCGGAGGTGCGCGAGGCGCGACTGGCCGGCTTCGACGGCGAACCCTGTCCCGCGTGCAGCGAACGCAAGACGGTGAGCAGCGGCAACCAGTGGGCTTGCGACGGGTGTGGCGCGAGAGGGCAACGACCGTGAAAACCACAGCCATCCACATCGACACGACGCCCGGTTCCATCTACGTCTATCGCTTCAACGGCCTGCGCTACCGCATCGTCCGCGCGGCGCGGGAACCCAAGACGATGCGCTGGGTGATCTGCTACGACGGCGTTGACGGCTTCGACTCGGGTAACAGCTACGTTTGCACACTCAGCGATTTTGCGCTGCGGTTCGATCCGGTGGTGAAGCCGTACCCCGCCGCAGCGGAACCGGAGAAGGCGATCGCCCATGTGGGAGGGAGTGGATTCTGATGAGCGACAGCGGAAGAACCCTTGGCGACTTCGAGGATCGGTTGCCGATCGAGCGGACGCCTCCTCTGAAGCGAGAGGCCGTCAATCACCCGCCACACTACGGTGGAGCGGACAACCCTTATGAGGCGATCAAGGTAATCGACGCCTGGCAACTCTCCTTCTGCCTCGGCAACACCGTCAAGTACATCTCGCGGGCCGGGAAGAAGGGCGACCGGCTCGAGGATCTGAAGAAAGCCCTCTGGTATCTGCGGCACGAAATCGAATCCCTGGAGAAGACCAATGGCTGAGTTGACCTTCACGTCCAAGATCACAGTCGAGGAGATCCAGTCGATGGGCGACGACACGACCATCGTCGCCGCCGCCCGCGTCTCGACGCGAGGATGGGACGCCATTCCGAGCGCCGAGTCGGCCGGTCTGATCGGCTACCTGATGAAGAACCGCCACGGGACGCCGTTCGAGCACGGTTCGTTGACCGTGCGGGTTCACGCGCCCATCAAGGTGTGGCGGGAATGGCACCGTCACAGGGTTGGATGGAGCTACAACGAAGAGTCAGGGCGCTACAAACAGCTTGACCCGGTGTTCTATATCCCGCCGCCGGACTTCGGTCTTGCAACGCCCGAACAATACGAGGCGATCTGCGACTCTCTCAAGGAAGGGTACGCGCACGCCTACGGCCATTACGAGGATATGCTGGAGATGGGTGCCGACCGTGGCCTCGCGCGGGACGTGCTGGGGGTCGGCATCTACTCGGCCTGCTACTGCACGGCGAACCCCCGCAGCATCATGCATTTTCTCGAGCTTCGCACGCGCCGCGACGACGCCAAGAGGCCGTCCCGGCCGCTGTGGGAGATCAACAAGGCTGCCGACCAACTCGAAGCCATCTTTGCCGCTCGCTGGCCTATCACTCATGCCGCGTGGTTGGCCAGCGGTCGTGCGGCGCCGTGACGGAGGATTCACCGATGGGCATGAGCGATTACGTCCACCTCGACGTCGAGGAGATCCTCAAGGACACCGGCAAGGCGTTCCTATGCGTCATCGAGGGCGACCAATTCTGGATCCCAAGATCCTGCGTGGCGGACGCCGGCGACTACGGCGAAGGGGACGTCAACTGCACCATCAGCGTCAAGGAGTCGTTCGCCGTCGAGAAAGGACTGGTGTGACGTGGTGACCTACTGCACCGAGTGCGGATGCGAATTCAACTCGTCCCACCCGGAAGAGGATGTCTGCCATCGCTGCCAGCTCGCCGAGGTGTTCGGCGACGACGTGCCGGAGGACATGGACGACTTCCCCGACGACGGCATGGAGCCCGTCGGCTGCTGCGACGAGTGCGAGGAGAACGTCTACGGCGGCGACGTGGACGACGGGTTCCTGTGCAACCGTTGTCTGTGGTTGGAGTCGCTGGACGACGACCCGCAAGAGAACGGAAAGGCTGTGTGATGTTCATCGAACTCGCAGAAGCCGCGCATCGCGGCGAACTGATCCTCGCCGATGGCGGGATGTGCCGCTGGCACCTCCGCCGTGACGGCGTGGTGACGATCCGCGAATTATTCGTCTTGCCTGGCCGCAGGCGACAGGGAATCGGCGAGCGGATCTTCTGCGATGTGCTGGCGGCGCGGGGCAACGGTTCGCGGGTGATCCGCTGCCGCTGCCCGGTCGCCTGCGAATCGGGCAATGCGTTCTGGCGGAAGATGGGCTTTACGCTCCTTGAAACGAAGGACGGTTTGAACCTGTGGCAACGCCCGTCCCACGGCTGATCTTCTGTGCCGACGGCAACACCCGTCACGCGCAGATCGCCCACGCATCCGGCTGGCTGTACGGGGCACGTCTGCCGCCGCGCGGCATCGCCGACTTGCCGCTGGCGTTCGCGGATCAGGACTGGAGGAAGCCTAACCGCGAGCGATACATGGCCGAACTGGCGAAGCGACGGCCCGGGTTGGCCACCGTGCTGGACCTGGAGCGCGAAGAACAACTGAGCGAGGTTCTGTCTTGGGCGGAAGAGGCGGCACAGCACATCAGCGAGGCCGTCCTGCTGATTCCCAAGGTGTCGGGAATCATCCCCCTCTTGCCCCGACGGATCGGCGGCAAGGATGTGTGGCTGGCCTACAGCGTGCCGACGAAGTATGGCGGTTCGCCTATCCCTCTCTGGGAGTTCGCCGGCTGGCCGATTCACCTTCTCGGTGGCTCGCCGCAGGCCCAGCGCGACGTGTGGCGATACCTTCGCGGGATCGCGGACGTGCGCAGCCTCGACGGCAACATGGCGAAGAAGCATGGCGTCGGCCGATGCCTCTACTGGACGCAGCAGACAACGGCGCACGGCCACTGGCAACCGATCAATCACGCCGTCGAGACGGACGCACCGGACGAGTGCCTGCGGCGGTCGCTGGCGAACATCCGGGATGCGTGGGAGTACTGGACGAAAGGGGGCATTGCATGCTGACCATCGAAGACGTCGAGAAGGTCCGCGCCGCCGTCCGCGACCTGCTGGCCGGAGCGACTGCGGAACGCGACCGGTTGCTGGCCGCTATCCGCAAGCATCGCGACTACCGCGGCGACGATAGATGTTTTCTCGACGACGCCGAACTGTATGCCGCCCTGCCCGAGGGCGCGCCGCCGTCAGAACTGCTGTGCCTCGACGACCCGCTGGAGATGCTCGCCAACTGCCGCCGCTTTATCGCCTCCCGGCAGCCCGGCGGGCAACCCTACGTCTCGCCGCAGCGCGAGATCGAGCGCCTCAAGGCTGAAAACGCCAGCCTCCGCGCCGAGGTGACGACGCTGCGGAAGGCGATCCTTGAGGAGGACGATCATGGTTGACCTGTTCGGCTTCGACGACGAAGAACACATCGGGCGGTCGGCCCACATCTCGACATGCGGGCGCTACCGTTACTCGCTCCACCGCCGGTGGTGCGGCGGCGACGGCCGCACCGTCTGCTTCGTCATGTGCAACCCGTCCACCGCTGATGGGCTTGTTGATGATCCCACCATCCGGCGGTGCATCTCGTTTGCCCGCGCCTGGGGATATTCGGTTCTCTGCGTGCGCAACCTCTTCTGCCTGCGCGCCACCGACCCGGCGGAGTTGATGACGGCTGCCGACCCCATCGGACCGGACGGCGACGTGGAATTGGTGGAGGCCAAGACGGCGGATCTCCTGGTGGCCGCCTGGGGCGCTATCGCATTGCCGCATCGACGAGATCAGGTTGCCCTGGAGATGTTCGCCGGGAAGCCGCTGTACGTCCTCGCCCTGACGAAACACGGCAAGCCGCGCCATCCGCTGTACGTCAAGGGTGACGCGCAGCCAATCCTTTGGAGATAAGGACCCCATGAAGACACTCGTCTTTCTCGATATCGACGGCGTGCTCAACTGCCACGAGTTCGATCGCGAGGTGATGTGCGGCCAGATCCACCCGGACAAGGTTTCACGCCTCAACTACCTCCTGAGCAAAACTGCGGCGGGCATCGTCCTTTCGTCGGCGTGGCGCTACATCATCCATCGCGGTGAGATGAACCTTGTCGGCATGGAATGGCTGTTGCGCTCACACGGCGTTCTGGCCAACCGCCTTGTCGGGATCACCGCGCCGGACACCCTCGCCCCGTCCACCTACAACGGCGTCCCTGGCGACTGGCCCGTCGAGAACGAGCGCGGCGTGCAGATTCACCGCTGGCTCGGCGAGCACGGCCATCACCCCTACGTCGTGCTAGACGACCTCGACCTCGGCCACACGCTCGCCGATCATCCCTTCGTCCATGTGGACGGGATGGTTGGCTTGGCCGATGCCGACGTTGGCAAGGCCCTTCGTCTTTTGGGGGTTTACGATCATGGCTGATCTCTTCGCGTCTCTCAATTACGCTGGCCGCCTGCACCTGCGCCCCATTCGCATCATCCGCGACCAGGAGCCGAAGACGTCCGGTCAGCGCAAGAGGCTTCCCGGCCAGTACCCAACGCGCGTGTGCCTCCGGTGCAGCCGGAGAACCCGCCGCGTCGATGCCGTGTGCAGCAGCTGCATCCGCAGCCGGGACTACGACGCGCCGGATCCCGACCCCGAGAGGGAGGCGCGAATCCAGGCACACATGCGGCGCGTGGCGCGGGAAGAGGCGGAGATTGCCCGGCGGATGGTTGGCCCCGACCCGGCCCGCGCCGCCGAGAACGCCCGGAAGCGCCAGCGGCGGCGGGAGCGGTGCGCTGCGAAATCTCCGTGAGAGTTTGGCGGTAGGTGTTGAACGTGGAGGAAAAGTGCGGTATGAAAGAATGTGCCAACGGAACCTTTGGCGGGACTCCGTTGGCACAGCAAACAAGACGTCTGAATCCTACCGATCAGCACGTCTCCAGACAACACCACCCTGCCAAACATAGCTCCCGGTTGAGCGAACCGCCCGCGAGCGACAGGGGAACCGCTCGGAAAAGATACCCTACAGGATCGGCGAGGCGCACGCCCGGCGAGGCGCTGGCCCGAACGATCCCGGACGACAGGACGGTTTCCTCACCTCTTGAGATTCCGCTTTCGCACCGTGAATGGCAGCAACCGGGTTCCGGTTCCGACTGCTTCGGGAAAGCCTGAATCGAACGTGGGGCGCGCCGCCAGCGAATTCCTTGCCCGGCACTATCGGGCGGGTTAACCTTCAAGGCGGCCGAAACTGGACCCTTCCGCGAACCGGGCAACACCCGGGGTGTACGAGTAGGTTCCGTCCCGTCCCGTCCCCATGTTAGCGCCCCGATCGTGTAAAGGTTGACCGTTCGCCCGTGGCTGCCGTCCGTCTTGCGTGATCTGTCGGGGTTGATCCTCAAACGCATTCCCTGGAGCGAGAAAATGCTTGCTCTCCCTATGCTGCAATCGAAGCGACTCATCCGCGTCTTCCCGCGCAAGACGAAGGCGACGCCCGACGACGAACTGGCCCGGTTCGGCCCGCCCGACCTCTTCGACGAGGCCGACGAGGTCCACGTTAGCGTCACCTTCACCTACGACAAGCCGCTGGCTGAACGTTTGGTGAAGGATTGGGAGCGAGTTGCCTACGGTGATCGCGGCGAGGACTTCATTCCCGGACGGTACATCAAGCCCGGCTACGTCTTCACGTCAAGGGGTTGCCCTCGCCGATGCTGGTTCTGTTCCGTGTGGAAGCGCGATCCGGTCCCGAGGCTGTTGCCCATCGCGGACGGCTGGAACATCCTCGACGACAACCTCCTGGCGTGTCCGCGCCCGCACACGGCACGCGCCTGATCCCGCATGGCGGACGTTTCAAAGGCGATGGGCTCGCCCTGCGATCATTCACGCGAAAACCTGATCCTCCCCTACGCATCCCGTGGCGACTGAACCCCCCCTGGAGAGAAGGAAAAGCCATGAACGTCATCGACGCCTATCCGCAAGCGCCCTTCGCCGTCGCCTACTGCGAACTGTACCTTGATGATGAGGCGTGGGCCATGCTGCGGCAGGCCACCCCTTCCGAGATCGAAGAAATGCTCCGAGAATGTGCCGCCGATCCTGAAACCAACCCGAGCCCGAAGCGTGCCGAGATCCTCTCGCACATGCAGACGCCGGACTTCCACCGCTACCTCATGGCCAAGCTGGGGATGCAATGACCCGGCCGATCCGGCCGGCGTTCAAGCCCGCTGTAGATTGAAACCCTCCAAGGCAATTCCTGACCCCTCTGGATGCGTGAAAGGATGACCCATGAAACCCTCTCAGGCCAAGCGCCTGACGCACGGCTACGACCCGCTGGGTTGGCTGGCGTATGCGGACTTCCTCGACGACGCCCGCGGCCCGAGCCCGGAATCTCGCCTCTGGCGCTGTCGTGGCGAGGTGGCGATGGCGTTAGAGCGATGGACGAACGGGGCGCTGTTCGCCACCGTCCCGGTGGATTCGGAACGGGTCGGCCTGCCGTTCGGCTGCTTCCTCAAGCCGCGATTCAGCAAGAAGTTGCTGTTCCTTCCGCTGTGGCACGAGTCGCGCCGCGACGCCTCCGAGGAGACGGATACGGTCCGCTTCCGGGTGACCGTACTCGATGCCGAACTCGTCACCACCCTGCAACTGCTTCGCTCCTCGCTGGGCAAGGACCGCTACCTGCGGACGCGGATCATCACACTCGCCGAGCGCTGCCTGGCGTTCGCCGAACCACTGATGGCAGGTGACCTATGACCGAGGCTGAACTCGCCCGCATCCGCGAGAACTGCCGCCGCCTTTTCGATCTGGTCAACGCCTGCGCCACGTCTGGCGCTCGCTGGCAGAGCGACCACGCCGAGACGCGCGAGTACCTGGCGTTCATCGACGCCAACTTTCCGGGCAAGGACATTCACGCCCTGCTGGCTGAACTCGACGCCCGCGACGTGTTGCTTGCCGACATGGCTCTGGACGCTGGCACCGTGATGTTGGAGGCGGAGCGTGCGGTGATACTCCGGCGCATCAAAGACGAGCCGCTCTCTTTGCTGGCTCTTGAGGCGCGGCGAAGGGTCGATCTTGTCGAATGGATCGAGGGTCGCGGCAAAGCCGACCGCGAACCCCTTCCCATCCACGCCGCTCGCGCCGAGATCGACCGCCTTCGCCTGGCGCTGCGGCGGATCGGGGCCGCCGACGCACTCTCCCAGGCGCATGCGATCGCTGCCAGGGCGATGGGCGAAGGATGACGCGCCCGCCCGGCGCGTGGTAGGATGGGCACTGCCCGCTCGATAATGGGCGTTTCGCGGGCAGAAATGGACGGGTTGCCGTGGCGAAGAGACGACATTCTAGCGACGAGGAGAAGGCGGCCTGTCTTGCCGCCTGGAAGGCGTGCGGCAACGTGTCCAAGGCCGCCGACGAGTGCGGCGTTCCACGATCGACCCTTCAGCGCTGGATCAAGGAACTCGGCGACGTGCCGAAGCCAGTTGATCCATCGCCCGCGAGGCTGGCGGCCGCCGTGGAGAAGGAAACCCAGGACCTCCTTGCCAAACTCGACGACGTGGCCGTGAAGATCGTCGAGAAGATGGGTTCCCGCATCGAAAACGCCACCCTGCCGCAGCTTGCCATGGCCTTCGGCATCGTGATCGACCGGGCGCGCCTCCTCCGCGGCGAATCCACCGTCAACGTCAACGTCCGTCCCGACCTGTCCCGCTTAACCAATGACGAACTCAATGAACTCGACCGCCTGGCCGCCGCTGCAAGAGGAGATCGAGTGGGAGCGCTGCCGCCGCTCCCCTGAATACTTCATCCGCCGCCACTGCCGCATCTACGACGCGACGGAACGGGTGTGGCTGCCGTTCGACCTCTGGCCCGCGCAGGCTGAATCCCTCGCCGTCGTTCATGCACAGCAACTCACGGTGATCCTGAAGGCGCGTCAATTAGGCTGTACGTGGTTGGTTCTCGCTTACGCCCTCTGGGTAATGCTGTTCCGTCCGGCCGCCACCGTGCTCCTTTTCTCCCGGCGCGAGGACGAGGCGCTGTATCTGCTCTCCGATGAACGACTCCGCGGCATGTTCCGCCGCTTGCCGGCCTACCTCCGCTGCCAGGAAGTTGGCGACGCCGCCAAGACGTGGTCGCTGGAGAACGGATCTGTCGCCCGGTCCTTCCCGACGACGGCCGGCGACTCCTATACCGCGACCATGGCCATTGTGGACGAGGCGGACCTGTGCCCCGACCTGGGCAAACTCCTCCGCAGCGTCAAGCCGACGATCGACGGCGGCGGTAAGCTGATCCTGCTGTCGCGCTCCGACAAGACGCAACCGCAGAGCGAGTTCAAGCGGACCTACCAGGCGGCGCGCGCCGGCACGTCGCCGTGGCGCGCCATCTTCCTGCCCTGGCATGTTCGCCCCGGCCGCGATCAGGCGTGGTACGACGCCCAGAAGGCCGACGTAGTTGCCCGCACCGGATCGCTCGACGACCTGCATGAGCAATACCCCGCCACCGACACCGAAGCTCTCGCGCCCAGATCCCTCGACAAGCGGATTGCCCCTGCGTGGCTCCATCAGTGCTATCAGCCTCGCCCGCCGCTGGCGTCTCTGCCGCATTGCGCGCCGAGCATTCCCGGGCTCGACGTGTACGTTCTGCCCACCGTGGGCCGGCGCTACATCGTGACCGCCGACCCGGCGGAGGGCAACCCGACCAGCGACGACAGCGCCTCGACCGTCTTCGACCGCGCCACGGGCGAGGAAGTCGCGTCCCTCTCGGGCAAGATCCAACCGTCCACGCTGGGCGATCATGTGGGCCAGCTCGCG